TTGTACGCATTCCATACCTTACCCTCGAATGAATTGACTTCACGCTGTAGAACGCATCTGACGTGTCCTGAGACATGATCGTGGTCTAAGACCGCATCTTTGATCTGCAATCCTGTAATAGGATCTCGTCCTCCTTGTCTCATTAGGAGTTCCTCCCTGAATGATTTGATCTCGGACTGTTTAAGCTTGTTCATCAAATTGTCTAAGGTCTCTGTTTCTCATTTGAAGATTGTCTAACTTATTTCTGAATGAAGGATCGTCAGGATCTTGTGTTCCTGGAGGAAAGTGTAATGCCGTTCTTCTGAACTCTATAGTTGGCATCCACCCTAGTAGCCAGATTAGCTCTAAGTCTTTTCTAACCCTAGCAAATACGTAAAAGTCGCAGTCTTGTTCAAATCTTCTTTCAACTGCTACCCAATGGTGAGGCTGTGGAACTTGCCATCCACCCTTGCTCTTTACGTCTACTCGCTTCCCCTTCTTTGTCAGAAGATCGTAGTTGTACGTGCTGGCAATCTGTAGCCCGAACTTATCAGCGTAAGCAATCTCTGCTAGAAGCCCTCTAATGTTTCCAGAACCCCTAAGCATAGAGTGCTTAAGAGATCCCATTTCTTCAGCTAACTCTTTAGCCTTATTTCTTTGGGACTCAGTTGTTTTTATCTCAATCAAAGCTTTAGTTCTTGCCTGTACTTTTCCCAGCTCTGCACCTCTTCAACAATCCATTCAACGGATTCTTTGTTGAGAACAGCTTGGTCTACTAGCTCGTGGATCAAGTCATCCTTAACTCCACCCATCAGTCTAGTGATCTTGGCCGTTATTACATCTATCTGACTTTGAAAAGTCTGAGCAGCAGTCAGCAACTCAATTGCTTCTGACACCTCACTGACTGTTAGTTTCTTCATAGCTCGTACATTGTCTCCTCTAGGAATCTCTGCATCCAACTCTCAAGAATCCGAATGGTTTCATTAGGCAGGAGGGATGACTCAGCGTACACGATTATAGTGTTATCATCATCTATGTCTATTACCTTTTGGTGAAACATAGTGACCTCATCCATTAGAGTTTTCCCTAGCTCAGTCCTGCATACCTGCCTTGCTGGAAAAACGTGATAGCCCACTGGCATTAGATCGCCAGTAAAACCGCCACCGATCATAGGTGCTACGCTTTCTTTCACGTACCCTGAATCAGATGAGAGCATCTCTTTCACCTGTAGTGCTAATTCTTTAAACTCTTCTTGAATCATTCTTCTCTGTAAAAAACGTCGATATGTCCTGGTTTTACTACGTACCCTACTCCTTCTATAGCAGGAACAACAAGCTCATCAAGCACTTCATGGAGCATCATGTCAACTTCATCAGAAGATATAGTGCAGGTTTTGTACGGGGTCTTAAAGGTAATCGTGTACCTTTGTTGGCATATCGGGCAGGTTTCTTCGTTCATGGGTAATCAATATGGTTTTCTTTCTTTTCTTTAATCATTGCTAAAGCTATTGTGCAGTACCCGATGATGTCCTCGAAGGCATCCTCAACGTGCTCATCTTCCACGGCTAAGGATTTAGTTTTGCAGAACGTCTGCACTCTCTTTATCTTGTCTCCCATGCGAACGCACAGTCCGATAAGAGGATCTACTCCGTAATCCCTAGCTTGCTCAAAGTTAGCGAAAGCATCAGTGCTCATTGCGGTGTAGTCGTTGTTCTTGTCCTTTAGAACATTGGACATCTTGGCGAATAAAGCCTTAGTAAACTCTTCAAACTTTTCTTTTATCATGTTTTTTTATTACAAATTCATTAAAAAATTGCACACCATAGATGTTTCTTTCCTCCCACCATCTTCAATAACTGCACATCCTATTGAGGGATGTGGGCCATGCTTCCCGTAAGCCATAGCATAAGACTTTTTATCTACTCCATTGCCTACTTGGATGCCGAAAACTTTACAGTTCCCACCTGTATGCCAAGTGGTGTAGCACTCAGAGTGATAATGCCCTTGTACTACTGACTGCATATCATTCTTGGATCTTTGCATGGCTTTTCTGCCTTCACCGTGGCAGTACAATACGCCATCTATTTCAATGCTTTCAACAAACTTCCATCCAGGTGCATCAAGGACTTCATTGTACTCCCTAACCCAGCGTTTAGATATTCCTGCTGTGTAAGCCTTACGATGGACTAGCCTATCGTGGTTGCCTACGCAGACGTAAGCTTCGGGGAATGCTCTGTACCACTTGCCTATTCTACGTATAGCTCTGTCTAGCTCTTCGCCAGCAGAGTAGCCATCGGGGTCTGTTTCGTGGTAAGAGCTGTAATGGTTGTCAATAACATCACCGATAAAAACAACTTTATTACAGCGGTACTTACGATCCACGTTTTTGCAGAACCTCAAATATTTATCGAGGCAAAAGGGTTCATGCAAATCCCCGATGGCTAACACTTTTGACATACGCTATACAGAAAGTTTCTTAAACGCTAGTTCCTGAATAAGTACCCTAACTTGTTGAACCTCTATGTCAAGCGACCTGACTAACAACAGCTCAATTCCAGCGAGCGTAAGCTCTTCGGTAGTGAGTTCACGTACCGTTGGAGTTGGCTGGACTTCACCCTGGCTATCAATGCAGGTTGTAGTGTCTTCCTTGAACTTGAACTTAGGTGGTTCATTCGTTTTGTACACCTTAACCTTACCGTCTATGTACAGACTGGCATCAGTAGCGTACACCTCAGTCCCCCTCTCGTATTTACTGAGAGGAGAACCTTTGTATATGAGGCCGAAAGTTGAACCATCTTTACGCTCAAGCTGGAAGTTGTTAGCGGAGTCTTTGTACACCTGCTTAACAAGCTTCCCCTGAATCCATTTAGTTTCACTCATACTTACCACGGTAGATCGTCATCGCTATCGTCAGCAGCATTAGCTGTGACGGGAATGTTCTTAGGCTCTTGACTTTCCTGTTCAGCAGGAGTCGCGGAGCGATTAGCTTTACGTTCCTCAAAGACAGATTGATTATCTTGGATGAAACGATTAACTGTGTCCACGAAGAAGTCGTTCTGCTTAGAGAAGTCGAAGTACGTCTTGTCCCCGATCTTAGCAGAATCTGCTTCAGGAACTCCAACGTACTTACCGTCCTCATAGGGGAAGGCTGAAGCAACGCTAGCTCCACCTTGCTGCATCGTAATGTAGATCGGTGCGATTGTGCGCTCATTCCCCTGTGGATCTTTGAACGTGTAAGCTCCCTTATGGTTTATCCAAGTGGCTGCACTCAAAGGAGAATGAACTGAGATGTTAGGAATTTTCTTAGCGATCCCCTTGAAATCAACAGCTAACTTACCGTTGGCTTTGTCTTTCCATACAGGTACACTAAGTACATCTACTCCTTGATCGTGCTGAAGTCCTATGTTTAGAACCTCACCGTACATTCCGTTGTCGATGTAAACGGACTCGATATTACCGAACAGTTTATCTGTAGTGTACTGCCATCTCTCGCCAGGTGAAGGCTTAGTGTACTTGTGTAGTACTCTACCGTCATTGGCTTGCTCATTGCTTATTTGGTCACGGCATTTACTCCAGTAACCCCCGTTTGTATTGTCTTTTTTCCAGTATCGTGTATCTCTCATATTTTTTATTGGTTTCTTGTTTTGTACTCGTAACTAAACTCGTACTGTTGATGGTGAAAAGAAGCGGAAACGTCGCTCCATATATCGTACATTTGCAGATCTCTGGATAATGTCAAGTCAGAGAACGATTTGATTCTAGATAAGGCTGTGTAAGTTAGCCCTGGAGCCATGGGCACTTGCCTTGGTAGCTGTAGATGTACCTTGTTCAGTGTACTTCCTTGGCTGGAGTGGATCGTCATGCTGTACCCTAGCTGTACAGGAAACTGTACGTACTCTCCCTTGCTTTCATCAGTAATCTTTTCCTCTCCATCCTCGATAGTAACCTTTGGCGTACTGTCTTGGTACTTCTTTGGCTTCAGATAAATTATGCTGTTGTCGGAGTCCCTGTGGATTATCATGCGGCCACGCTTATCAATTCCGTAGAACGTACCAGTGTCTCCGTTCACAATCCTTTGCGTAACTCCCATTACCTTGTACGTCATGTTTGCTTTCACAACTACACGACAGTACTCCTTCAAGTATATCTTCTCTTCGATGGGAAGATCCTTGTCTCTCTTCTTCTTGAACGATCCAGTTCGAGTGGCAGAAAAACACAATAGCCTTCCTTGTAGGTCATTAAGTTTTTTCTTATTGATCTCGTCACGTATCTTTCTGAGCGGAGTCAGTATAACTGCTTTACTATCAGGTGCTTGCACACGTGTATTCAGATAGTCAATATCTATTTTAGTCTGAGCACCCACTCTAATTCTGTTCAAGATGTTAGCTTCGATAGGATTTTCTTGGCGTATTACTTTTGTAAGACTGACTTGGTGGAAGTCAGTGTTTAGTACATTGCTCTGAAATAATCCGAACGGAGCTTTGTAACCGTACCGTTTTAATGTACTAGCATCTCTGCCTTGGGCAACGGGTGGAAGCTGGCCGACATCTCCAACACACAGAATCTTAGCTCCTCCGAATGGCTCGAAAGATCCACGAGCTTTACGTAACGCTGCTTCGATGAAGTCCAAGTGATCGCATCGCACCATACCTATCTCATCTAAGATAATCCATGAGCAGTGCTTCAGAACTTCTTTGCGTTGTCCTCCGAAGTACCTGCAAGATGGATCGTTGAACCTCTGCCTGTGTACTGGCTGCTCCTTGAAGTCTGGATTGATTGGATGAGTTGACGGTATCCCGAACAACTTATGTATCGTACTGCCTCCAATGATAGTAGCTGCTCTACCTGTAGGTGCAGCCAGGATTGTACTACCGAATGTCTTTACTATCTCTTTTATTAAGAATGATTTACCTGTACCTGCTGATCCAAAGCATATCAGTCTACTGCCTTGTCTGCCAGTAAGCATACAGTCCATCACGTGCTGTTGTTCTATCGTTAATCCCATAGTTTATCTCTCCTCTAATCCCTTAATAGATCGTTGTATCTGGGTACAATTAGCCCCTACAAGGGACTAACCATTCTATCCTTGATCCCTGTAATGAGTCAATGTAGAGCTGGTGCCTGAGAGGACTCGGTACGTCACTATGATCCTCTTTGGTCAGGCATTAGCCATTGCTTTCGCAATCCTTTTTACAACCAGATGGGCAACTTCTGGCAACCGATGTCCCTTGTACCACTAGGTACGCCTGATCTCAAGGCCAAGGGTGCAACTTTCTTTGACGGTATTACTACCTGAAAAAAGAATTGGACAAACTTTCTTCATTTGTCAAGCCGCCCCTCCTTTTCGTACAGGTAATCGAAGATCCTTCTTAGCTCATCCTTGGCTTCCTCGATCTCATCAATCACTATACGAGACAGTGCTTGTGGTAACCGATTCTCTACCAAGTAGGAAACCATCCTGTCCAGGTGATAGTCCAGTTTCTCCATCTCCCAGTGGCAGTACAGGGAGGTTCTCAGGTCACTAGGATCTATCCCTAGCGCACGTATTTTTTCTGTGTTGTACTTCATAACTATATTGCTAGTGTCCCCCAGGGTATGGCTTCTAGCACTGATTTCTTCATCAGGTTGTCTAATGCTACCTCCTTAACAGCTTCAACTTCTTCATCATTGACTGGACTCAGAAGATCGGTGATCCTCTGGACTTCATCGTCGTAATTTTCTTGACCGACTGCCCTCATGATCTTCTGACCGTCTGGGCCGTTCATCAGTGCCCGATGATCTTGAACCACCTTCTCCAGTGGCACGATCTTAACTGCCCTTATTTCAAGCTTGTTTCGGAGCCGATTCCTGGCTTGATTAGCAGCGAATTCTGTAGAGCTTGTGCCTAGCACGTGCTTCCCGTATTTAAGGGCGAACTTCTTGCCCAAGTAGTACGCGCAGCTAACGTCAGCGTAGCACATACTCTGATCCTGTATTTTCTTTTGTTTCTTTTGTCTTTTAGTCATGATCCTATGCACTCCTCCTTGTATCTCTCAATGGCACCTTCGTACTGCCTCTCTATGATTTCTTGACACGCTGCCTCCTCGATTGCACAGTAGACCGTAGGGTCTAGTACGCACGATAGCTCCTGAACGGAGCCAACGAGCCATACCCCATCAATGAACATGTCTTGTGGGCAGTCTCCATCCATGCTTACGTCAAAGCGCACGTCTTCTACTTTTACTTCTATTGTATTATTTGGTTTCATAATTATGCTGTGGTATTGCACTCTCCTGGCGAGCAGATGTCGTAAATTCTAGCGGATAAGCTGGTGAGATTGTCAGCAGCGTCATTGTAGGCGTAACTAGCCCCCTCTGATTTGGCATCCTCCATATCTAACGGGAGTTGTTCCCGCTGGATGTGCTGGATGTCTACGTGCAGATCCTTCAATAGCATGTGCGTATGACGTTCTTCTGTCATCGCAGCGATGCGGTTGATCTCCATTGCTAGAGAGTTCAGTGCTTTTTGTGTGTGTTTCATGTGTATGTTTATTTTGTTGGTGAAAATTAATGTACCTTAGGTTAGAATATAATTATTACAAGCTTCCACTCGTCTTTTTTAGTTTTAAACCCTACTGCTTGATCTTGAAGCGCCTTCACTACTTCAGCGAATAGCTTTGCTTCTGATATATCGAACTCCATTTTTATTTCCTCTCTACATTTTTACTGCTTGAACGTGATACCGTGACACCAAGTCACCAGTATCTAAATCCCTGTTGGCTTTGTTGCCAGCTACGTACTCGCACCAAGTATCCCACCAGTATTCGCTACCCCTCTCTTGGCAGAAGGTTACATATCTCACGATTTTCTTACGCCTAGTCTTAGGTTTCAGGGTCTTGGGTAAGCTGGTGAAAGCTGATGTTTTTCCTGCCCTCTTAAGGTTATGGCTGTCAAGACACGCCACATTGAACCCTAGCATCTGCGCCACGAATGACGCTTTTGCCAGCCCTAGATTTGGCACTGTCTCCAATAGGTCTACAGCATCACATACCGTTTCTACTTCATCGTATGAAGTCTCTCGCAACGCTACAAGCTTACTCCAGAGTCTCTCTCTGTGCTTCATTGCGTATTGCAATCCCTCTCGCTTCTTTCCCCAAAGGAATCTCGAAGGGTATCCTACCTTCGCAATGTCCTTGCGTTGAAGCTTGATCGTGCTGAGTCCAGCTTGAATTGAACACAGCGTGAACTCTATCACGTCAACTAGTCCAGCTGGGCTAGATAACGCATACTCTTCTATTTCTTTACAATCTCTTCTATACATTTTACCTCCTCATATATTTGGTCATACAGTCCTTGAAGCGTTCTGTTGCGTCTTTCAAGGTATTTCAGTCTATTGTTTATCCTTGTTCCGTATTTCAACGAAGCGTGAAAGAGCGCTTTCGTGCTCCCTGAGTATTCCTTCGCGTCGAAGAAGGCTTTTGCTACTTCGATTGATTCTATTTTGTCTTTCATATTTACTTCTCTACTATTTTTACGTCTCTGCTTGATTCAACATTACCTTCTCGATTGAGAATTGCTAGGGTTACCTTGTCCTCCATATCTTGAAAGTCGTCAATAACTTTCTGCAACTCTGCAATTTTCTCTCTAATCATAGAGAATTCTGCGGTTACGAAATCGTGCAATCGTGCTTCGATATCGGATGTCATGTCGTGAAGCGTAAGAATCTTACGCCTGTTTTTATCTACTTCCATATTTCAACTTTCTAGTATTTCATTTCGCTAAGTTGCTCAACGGAGTGATATCCCGTCTTGCTATAGATTATGTCGTTAAGGGATTCTGTCGAAGTCCCGTTGATTGAACAAACCAAAGCAATCTCGCTTTCAGTTGCAATCTCATTTTCTAAGATGTAATCGTATGTCTTTTCTGTCTCTCTATCCATCACGCTTGCGTTACCTTTCTAAGCTTGTCGAAACGTATCATTACTCTGCCTTGCACGTCCCTTACAGAACAAGGCTTTCCATCGTAAGGGTGAAAGAAATCATTCACTATGAAATCCTTTCCCGCTTTCCAATCGGCTATAGCCGCTTTCGCTGATTTATAGTCTCTACCGAATGCTGGTGTTACTGTCATTTTGTTTTCCTTTCGTTACTGCTTAACTAATTTTAAGCATAGAGGAGCAACCTAAGCAAAGCAAATACACTCTGCTCGGTTGCTCTTAATGCTAAAAAGTAAACACTTAAGTGTAAACCGCTCGCAACCTATCCGCTGTAAAGCTCGGATTCAGTATCGAGAGAATTCGCTTTAATAACTCTATTAAAGCCAATCCTAAACAATCCCTTGCAAATTCAGCTTGCTAAACCTGTTGCAATAAAACCACGGCTCAATTCCCCTCGCAAGTTAGGAGCCGTTTCGGAATATATCTTATCCGCGTTTCGAAAGTTACCAGTCAACTTACAAGCGCTTTCCCTGAAATTCTGCGTTTCAACGGGTAATTCCCGTTATGGCCTCCGATGCATTCCTAGACACTAGGCGCTATCGGCTAAACCCGCAAAATTCAAAGAACGAGAACCACTAAGAGAGACCAGAAAACCAGAGTCAAGCGATTTTTTCGAAAAAAGTGAAATTTCCTAAAATTATTTTTTTACCCCTAGATACCTGTGCACGTGCGCGCGCGAGGGTAAACTTGAAAGATGAGAAGTCAATAAAAAGTAAGTTGATTTTACTCAACCAGTGGTTGCAAATCGTTTTCAGAACTTTTAGATACTAAGATACCAGTAAGGGGGAAAAATGGATTTAAGGGGCATCTGGTAAGCTGAAAAGGGTATTCAAAGGTTACCAGTAAAAGAGGGTGAAAATATATCCGCAAAGGTCGAAATAAAGATTGACTCGATGAGAGAATCTGATATTTGCAAGACCGACGAAAAATAGTTGAAAAAATCGCTTGACAAGTTAAAAGCGTTATGCTATAATCCGACTGGGGGGAGGGGG